GGCACGTGCCCTTGGACTCGGGCCCATATATCAAAGAAAATATGCTGTAGGCGGTCGATTGTATGTAAGGCTATATGATGGCACATGGCTTTGATAAGGTCATAAAGATCTGGATCCTTATCTCGGCAAAAATAAGCCATGGCCTCCGATTCATAGATTTCCACTAATATGCGCATGACCGACACATCCCAATTAGTAAAATCTCCGTCTGAGTAAATCCGTCGTGAACGATCTGGATTTATTATTCGAAAAAGCTCTTGCATTCCTCCCCACACCCATTTATGGCCTACCCGAATTCGATTTTTGTCCAAAGCCATACGCATTTTTGAGACTGCTCGCTCCATTATTATGTATACCATGTTCGGTATCACAAACAAGCGAAATTTCTTCATAGCTCGCTCATATTTCTCTGGATCTCGTATTTTACCAAGAAGAAACTGATTTTCGTACTTAACAGTCGTACTAAAACCAATATGTGGCGGTATGCCCGTAGCCACGAAATTAGCGACTGCTTCTACCGACGCTTCCATTATCTCTCTTTTTCGCCCTTTAGGATTAATTTCCAACGTAACTAGGGGTTTTTCCTGTAAAATAAGAGACTCCCGCTGCCCAGGGTTATTTCCACCTCCCGTATGCAGCGGCATGGATTCCAGATCCACTGTAATATCTAGGTCTGGTCGCAACCGATTAAGAAACTGCGCGGTTTGCTGTACTTGATAGAAATAAGTCTTCACCATAGGAATTTGATCTATTATTCTGCGTAGATGAGAATTGGGCATCTGATCTCGCGCAAACCCCTTTATCTGAGTTATGATGCGTTCATCTATGCCTATAGAACTGGACACCACCGGCATTCGCCCTTTGTAGGTCCCAAAGGTGTTTTTATACGGACTTTTAACATTCCACGCTAATTGAGCCAAGGTAGGAAAGTCGTCACCTATAAGTGCAGGATCATCAACTTCCCGTACATAGAACCCTTTTAAATTAAGGTTTGACATACCAAGGCGCTGCAAATACCACATGTCTAATTCTCGGAACAATTCGTAGATATCCGGATGTAAGTCGTTAGACAGTTCAGTTGGGTTATAAGTGTGTTTAAAAGGCGGCTCTATGCGCGTCATATTAGGACTTGCATCTATTATCTGCTTCAACGCGTTAAGCGTAGATCCCCCTGTGGTTCGCACTATCTGGTCGTGCGCTATAGTAAAACTAAGTACTACTTGATCCATCACCGCCTGCATACGTTGATCATTAGTAAGCCGAACTCCATTCTTTGTCCGAGGCACTGTACATCGCCAGCCTTCTGCTATCGTCCCTATTTTTCCTTGAAGAGTATAGTCGCAATCACAGTCGCCGCGAGGGCAACCTGTTACTTTTTGGGACTCTTTCGTACAACTCTCTTCGAAATACCGTGTATGACGATTCCGATAAAACATTCTGCCTAATATTGGATGTCCTCGTGATAAACGCTTCAATTTTTCTAAGCCAAAGTATTCCAGTGATAACGATGAAAAGGATCCGACTCGGGACGCTAGTATCG